AAACAGAATTGATATTGTTAACCAAATAATTAACGCAATAGCAACTAAAGGAAGAAGCTTTTTTAGTTATAAAGGCGAAATCTCTAAAATTTCTTATAGAAACGGAAGGCTTTATATGTTTAACGAATACACAAAGAAGGATATGTGTATCAATACAAAATATGGTTATCCTCCAAGAATGTTTCAACACGGTGGAACTCTATGGGGATTGACCAAAGATTTTAAAGATTACATAACTACTGGAGAAAAATCTAATCATAATAATGGCTACGGTGGATTATACTGCAAAGCTTGGGGTTATCCTGAAAGTGAAATGGCAGAAATTCAAGAACTGGCTCTTTCGTTAGGTTATCTTTAAGGTTACTGCTAACGTCCACGGCTTGTTTTTCGGCTGTGCAAGTACACACAATGTAACGGATTAAAAACCATAAAAACAAATACACACTATGTCAAAATTAAATACCCAAGAAGAAGCTGAAAAGCAAGCCGTTGTTACCAGTAGTTCATTTGTAGATGCTATAAAAGAGATTGAACCTAATGCTTTTCAAATGTGGAAAGATGAAAGAGGATGGTATTTACCGGGTAGTTGTAAATACGCTTTACAGGTTTGGATTTATGATGATTATGTTGCAATTAGTCCGCAAGGATATGGAGCCACACAGCCTTTGAAAGCAAAAACGCCTGAAGAATTAAAACAATGTTGTGAATTATGGTGGCGTAATCGTTGAATTACTGGTAACGGAAAAGATTGTCGCTGTTGCCAAAAAATAAACCAAGTAATTAAATTAAACACAAATCATAAAGATGCAAACCGAACTTCAAATTAAAGACCAGTCTGGCAATAGCTACAATCGTATGTTACCGCTTGTTGTTCTGGTCGGTTGCGAGGAATCACAAACAATAACCAAAGAATTACGAAAATTAGGTCACGAAGCGTATTCGTGTGATTTATTGCCGTGTTCTGGTGGACATCCAGAATGGCATTTACAAATGGATGTTTTTGAAGCTGTAAAGTTGAAAAAATGGGATTTAGGTATATTCCATCCGGAATGCACAAGATTAACAGTAACTGCAAATAAATGGTATAAGCCTGAGTTTGCAGATAGATTCCCAACTATTCATCAAGATAGAGAAGATGCGGTAAATTTCTTTATGAAAATTGTAAACGTAGATATTCCTAAAATAGCAATTGAAAACCCAATAGGAATAATGAGTACAAGATACAGAAAACCTGACCAAATTATACAGCCGTATCATTTCGGGGATGCCGAAAGAAAAAGCACGTGTTTATGGCTAAAAGGATTGCCAAAATTGAAACACACAAACGTAGTTGAACCTGAAATAATCTATCATAAAAGCGGTAGGACTGATGGAAAATTACACTTTGAAACAATGAGGTTGCCAAAGGAAGAAAGAAGAAAAGCACGATCAGTTACATTTCCTGGTATCGCCAAAGCAATTTCGGAACAATGGGCTGGAAAAGTTCTCGTTACCGAAGAAGTTGTGCAATAAGCGGTAACTCTCTTATTAGACTAACTCACCCATAAAATCCATTGAAAACGCTACAAAAAAACCTTGACAACAGTTATTTTATTGAGTATTCTAATTACTTCGAATTTGATGGTAAAACTTTTTCTTTTCGTAAAAAAGAGTTGTTTGATATCACTGCCGTTCCAAAAAATATCGAGTTGAAAAACAATAATAATTGTTTTGGTTATTGGATTAATCGAAAATGGCTATCGCTATCTAAAATCAAAGAAATGATAGTTAACGAAAAAAAAGTGGTTGATGTAAGTGATTTACAATGGTACGACCAAATAAAATTAGACCACGTTTTTAATTTATAAATCATAATTTTAAAAATAAAAACCTCGTTATTAATTTATCGGGGTTTTTTCATATATTTACAAAAATTTATCTTATGGCGTGTACACAATATACATTATTGCAATATCAAACCTTAACGGATGCTATCGCCTCAGGAGCTTTAAAAGTTCAGTATGGTGATAAAACGGTTGAATACCGTAACCTTGACGACATGATTCGTTTACAAGTTATGATGAAAAATTGCCTATTTCCTGAACAAAATACTAATAACGGACGAAAATACGCTAGTTTTTCGAAAGGAACTAATCGCTGTAGATAATGAACTTAATTGACAAAACAATATCCATATTTAATCCTAAAGCTGGTGCTGAACGTGCTAAGTACAGGGCTATAGAAAAAACCATTAATTCAAGCGTTCGTGCGTATGATGGAGCAACCAAAGGTCGTCGTGGTGACGGATGGGCACCATATAACACAACTGAAAATGCTAATAACGATATTCAGAAGTCATTAAAAATACTTCGTGAACGTTCTATACATGGATACAAAAACGATCCTTCGGTTTTCAAAGCAATCAGGACTATTCAGAATAATGTTATAGGTACTGGCATCATGCCAACGCCTGTAAAATCAGATTCTAATTTATCAAAGAACGAAATCCAAAGAATAAAAGACGAATGGAAAGCATGGGCAGAAACAACCGAATGTGATTTTGACGGATTCTTTACACAATACGGATTGCAATCTTTGTCTATGCGAAATATCGCTATGCAAGGGGAAATTTTTATCTTAAAGCGTAGGGATGCCAATTCCAGACATCCTATTAAATTGCAGGTACTTGCGCCTCACATGGTTGACCATACCAAGAACTCTTACATGATTTCTGAACGTGCTGGAAATTATGTAGTACAAGGTGTTGAATTCAATTCTCAAGGTAAACGTGTTGGGTATTGGGTTTTTGACCACAACCCAAACAACGAATACACGATGAAGTTAGCACCGAAATTCGTTTCTTCTGATGATATGATTCATGTGTTTTATAAAGAGTTTCCGGAACAGGTTCGCGGAGTTCCTTTCGGTACTTCGGCAATGTTATCAATGCGCGACTTATCAGATTATGAAGATGCACAATTAATGCTTCAAAAAGTTGCTGCTTGTCATGTAGCATTTACAACTAAACAAGAATCGGGTGACGGACTTGGAAGTTTGGACGGTGCTACTGGTCAAGAATTGGATAGGCTAGAGCCTGGAATAATCGAAAGGCTTGCTCCTGGTGAAACCGTAACTTTCAATAATCCACCAACACCATCAAGTTTTTCAGAGTACGTTTCTAAAAATCAGCAAAAAAACGCTGCTGGCTACGGAATCACTTACGAACAACTTACGGGTGATATGGGAAATGTGAATTTTTCCAGCGGTCGTATGGGTTGGATTGAAGCACAAAGACAAATTGAAGATTGGCAATACAACATGTTCATTCCTCAATTCTGTGATAAAATTTGGTCTTGGTTTATTGAAGGCTTAAAAATTAAAATGATTATTTCTAAAAACGCTGGTGCTGAATGGACACCACAAGGACGTGAAATGATTGATCCAGTTAAAGAAATGAACGGTTTGATTTTGGAATTAAAATCAGGTTTAATTTCTTGGACAGAAGCCTGTAAACGTCGTGGGTATAATCCAGATACTCTTTTGGAGCAAATTAAAGCGGATAAATCGATATTTGAGGCGGCTGGAATAAATGTAGATTGGATTATTGAAAAAGAAGCTATTGGCGCATTAGTAGCTCCTGATGGTTCCTATAAATTGAATCCAGAAGATTTGAAACGAGTTCTTGATGCTTACGGGGTTGGTGTTCGTGCCGGAACAATCACGCCTACAAATGAAGACGAGGCTTATTTTAGAGGCTTGGCTGCATTCCCTGAAATGTCAGAGGCGGTTATTGCTGCTTGGAAAGAAGATAACGGATTTAGACGACCAATTACTTTGGCTGTCGCCAAGGATAATTCGGATTTCGAAGCGTAAAAATTACGTTTAAAAAATAAATTCAAAAATCGTTGTATAATTCAAAAAAATTATATATTTGTAAAACATAATATTGTGATAAAAAACATAATCTAAATTATGCCAGAGATAAAAAAAATAGTTAAGCAATTACCGACACAGCGCACACGTGCTGAATTTAAAGCGGAAAGTTTTAACGAAGCCGATAGAACCGTTGAAGTTGTTTTTGCAACCGAAACCGCTGTTCGTACCTATGACTGGGACGAAGGAATGATAGACGAAGTTCTTATTTGCGACCCAATGAGTGGCGATTTATCACGGTTGAATGCTGGCGCGCCTGCATTAGATAACCACAACCGCTATGGCAGCACAGCCGAAAACGTAGTAGGTGTTGTTTCAGATGCTCGTTTTGAAAACGGTGTAGGAGTTGCAAAAATTCGATTTGGAAGTTCAGAAAGCGATACTAATTTGATGAACAAAGTTCGTGACAAAATCGTAACAGGCGTATCAGTTGGGTATAATGTTTATGAATATCAAGTGACTAGAACCGAGGGCAAAAATCCAGTTTACAAGGCCACGAGATGGGAAGCTACAGAGATTTCATTTACACCTGTGCAAGCCGACAGAAATAGCCGTGTTCGTTCGGAAAACGAGACCAATGACGTTACTATAAATGAAGAGATTCCAGTAACCGAGCCTGTAATTGAAGAAATTGAAGAAGAAAATAATACTAATTTAAATACGAACGATATGCCAGAGGTAAATCAACCGCCAGCACCGACTGCGGAAGTTCCAAACTTGGAACAAACACGTTCAGAGGCTGCGGCTGGTGAGCGTGCTAGAATCAAAGGTATCAACTCGCACTGTAGAGCTTTAGGGCTATCTCAGACTATTGCCGATGCTTTGATTGAAGAAAATATAGACCTTGCAACCGCTGGACAACGTGCCTTGGTTGAATGGGAGAAATTGCAACCTGTAAATCCAAATCAATCTGTACAACAAGTTCAGGATGATGCAGAAAAAACACGTTCGGCAATGACCAACGCATTAGTGTTGAGAATTACGCCAAATGCCTCTTCTGTTATGGGAGAAGAAAACGTAAGAGCCGCACAGGATTTCAAAGGAATGTCTTTGTTAAGACTTGCCGAAGAATCTTTGACTCGTTCAGGTGTTTCAACCCGTGGCTTGTCTGCTCGTGAAATTGCAAAAGGTGCTTTAGGCGCTAAAGTTCGTGGGGCGCATCACACAAGCGACTTCCCGTTGTTGTTGGTGGATTCGTTTACCAGAACATTGAGAGCGCAATATGCGTTGTACCCAAGAACATTCGAAGCTTGGGCTAGACGTTCAACTATGCCGGATTTTAGAGAAATTACAAGAGTTCAGTTGTCTGGATTGATTGGAAATTTTGATGAAGTTCAGGAATTAGGAGAATACAAAGCTGGTACGCTTTCTGAAGCTTCTGAAAAATACAAACTTGCCAAATTTGGTAAAATTGTAGGTATTTCTTGGGAGGCAATCATTAATGATGATTTGAGTGCGTTCACGAGAGTTCCTCAAGCATTTGCAATGAAAGCAGCCCAGAAACAATCTGACTTGGTTTACGGAATTCTTACAGGAAATCCAACAATGGGAGATACGATCGCATTGTGGAACGTAGCGACTCACAAAAACTACACTTCAACAGGTACTGCGTTATCAGAAGCTAGTTTAGATGTAGCTTATCAACTTTTTAGAACTCAAAAATCAATTGAAGGCGACTTCTTGAATTTGGCTCCTAAATTTTTGATTGTTGGGCCCAAAAACGAGTTGATTGCAAGAAAATTGACCTCAACAAACTACACTCCTGCTAAACAGTCCGATATTTCGGTAGCTGCCATCACAGGTTTGCAATTAATTGTTGAGCCACGTATTACAGACTATTCTTGGTTCTTGGTTGCCGATCCTGCAATGATTGACACGGTTGAATACGCTTTCTTGGACGGTGAAGAAGAACTTTTCATTGAACAAAAAGAAGGCTTCGATGTTGATGCTTTACAAATCAAAGCCAGAATGGTTTTTGGAACAAAAGCAATCGACTGGAGAGGAATGTATAAAAATGCAGGTGCTGCACCAGCATAGTAAATAATTCGGAGGCGGTTTAATTATCGCCTCCTTATTTTAAAACAACGATTAATTTCTAAAAAATATAAAATGAAAAATTACATTCAAAAAGGATCGGTTATAGAAGTAGTTGCTGCTGGTGCAATTGTTTCTGGTTCAATCGTAACGGTTGGTGCTACCGCTGGTATCGCTGCTGGAACTTACGAAACTGGAGATGTTGCAATAGTACATCTTGACGGTGTTTATGCCGTTGCGAAAGACGCTTCTGTTTTTGCACAAGGAGCAAAAGTATACATAGCTGCTGGAGTTGCGACTTCAACTGTTTCAACCAACGTTTTTCTTGGATATGCTCATTCAGCAGCATTGACAGGTGATACAACTGTAAATGTTCTTTTAGCAAGATAGATGAATATTTTTGACTCACTTAAAAAACAGGCGTTCGACGTTGTAACTGACGTTATGGGGTACAATTGCACGTGGTTAAGTGAGTCAAATACATTTACGGCTAGAGTTGGTTACAAAGACCCCAGCGAAAAACAAGAACTTTCAGGAATTGATTCTTGGAATCCAGACGAGCCATTTATGGAGTATCGAGTTGGTTTCTTTGAAAATTTAAAAACGAGAGTTGATACAGGAAGTTTGGAACACGTCACAATTGAAGGCATAGGTTATTTTGCCGTTGTTGAAATCAAGACGAAATACGATGGCGAAACATTTGTAGCGAGATTACGTCACGCAATACCCGAATAAAATGGATTACGAAAACTTGGAAACCGAAATCGTGGCAAGATTAACACCGTTTGTAGCGGTTGGAATCGCAGTCGAAAAACTTCCCGAATTGGAAGCAGACCGAAGCAAGCCGTTGCCTACAAAAGCAAAGTTTACCGTAATTTATGCCGGTTCTGAATACGGAAGTTCTTTAAGCACTGCCCAAATTTCACAGGAAGAGAAAATTTTTATTCAAGTTTTGATTGAGTCAACATTTTTACGTGGAAGCCTTGGAGTTTATAATTTGGCAAGTATTTTGAAAAAAGCACTTACTGGATTTCAGCCTTCTGGATGTCGAAGAATTCAAGTCACAAAACATCATACTATTGGTGGCGAAAATGCCGAAAAAATCAATAACATGTGGAATTACAATGTAATTTTTCAAACAACCGCAGTACACGTTGAAGATTTTGAAGAAGATTTGACCTTGATTTTAGAAAAAATTACCCTTATTGACCAGCCTGATGGTGAAATCAATATCATTGAAATTCCAGAATAAAACAAAAAATAAAAAATTAATCATTTAATAAAAAAATATGGCAGCTAATTATTTACATGGCGTAGAAACCATAGAAGTTGACCAAGGCGCACGCCCAGTATTGGTAGTGAAATCTTCGGTCATTGCGCTTGTCGGACTTGCTCCTACTGGTACAAAAAATGAGCCTATTTTGGTTTTGTCGCCAAATGATGCTGTTCAATTCGGACAACAATTACCAGGCTTTACAATTCCACAAGCCTTGGATGCTATTTTTAAACAAGGGCCTGCAACCGTGGTTGTTGTGAACACGTTTGATTCAGTGACCAATACCGAACAAATCACGCTGGAATCACACACTATCACAAACGGTAAATTGAAACTTTCGGCTGCTCCTATTGGAGCCGTTACGGTTTTCTTAACCGATGGAACTACACCGTTTACAGGCGTGGAAGGAACAGATTATACAATAGATGCTTTTGGCAACTTCGTGGCATTGTCTGCTATAGCTGCTGAAAATTTGTTGCTAAAATTCACGTTCAAAACATTAGATGTTGGAACCGTGACTTCGGCTCAAATAATCGGAACAAATACAGCTGGGGTTCGTACGGGTTCTAAATGTTTGGAATTGGTTTTCAATACATTTGGCTTCACTCCAAAAATCCTTATTGCCCCAGTTTATATTGAATTAGTTGCGGTTGCGACTGAATGGATTGCATTAGCTGAAAAATACCGTGCTATAGCATTAATTGATGCTCCTGTAACAACTACAGTATCACAGGCGATTGCGGGGCGTGGACCAGCAAGCACAATCAACTTTAAAACTTCAAGTTATAGAGCATACCTATTATGCCCTCACTTGAAAGTTTACGATGCTGATTCTGATTCGAATGTAAACGCTCCATATAGTCAATTTATGGCGGGTGTGATGTCTAAAACAGACCTTAATGAAGGCTATTGGGTTTCTCCATCAAATCACGAAATCTTGGGAATTGTAGGTACTGAATATGTTGTAACCGCTTCTGTAAATGATGCTTCAACAGAGGCTAATTTATTGAACGAAAAAGGAATTACAACCACATTCACGGGTTACGGAACAGGAACAAGAACTTGGGGTAACCGTTCGGCTGCATTTCCAGTAAACACAGACCCAAAAAACTTTATTCCAATTCGCAGAATGGCAGATATTGTTCACGAATCATTGGAACAAGCTATGTTGCCGTTTATCGACAAGCCGATTAACCAAGCTACGATTGACGCAATTAGAGATACTGGAAACGGTTTCTTTAGAACATTAATCGGGCGTGGGGCTTGTTTGTCAGGTTCAAAATGCGTCTATTCTGCTGATAACACAGCCGAGGAATTAGCACTTGGACACGTTGTTTTTGACCTTGTGTTTATGGGGCCAACACCAGCCGAAAGAATCATTTTCAAATCGTATTTGGATGCGAATTTATTAACTCAAATCGTTTAATCAGATGCCACAGATACAAGTAAATAGGTTGACCAACGCTAACGTTTACGTTGATGGTCAATCGCAGTTAGGAAAAGCCGAAGAGGTAAATTTGCCAGACATCACATTTATGCTTTCAGAACATAAAGCACTGGGTATGATTGGTAAATTCGAATTGTTTTCAGGAATTGATAAATTGGAAGCAACAATAAAATGGAATGCGTTTTACGCTGACGTTTTGAAAAAATTTGCTGATCCAAGAAAAGCAATGAAATTACAAATTCGTTCCAGTTTAGAAACTCACGATTCAAACGGATTAGTTGCCGAGGTTCCGTGTGTGGCATATTTGACAGTTCAGTCTAAAAACTTCCCTGCCGGAAACTATAAGCAACACGACAATGTAGAAGCTACTTCGAAATTGACCTGTACAGCTTACAAATTGGAAATTGACGGTCAAGAAGTTGTTGATTATGACGCTTTGGCAAACATATATTCAGTTGATGGAATTGATATTTTTGCAACTTATAGAGCAAATATCGGAGGTTAATAATTTAAAGAAAGGAGAATTAAACCGATACAGTTTTTGTATCGGTTTTTTTATTATATTTACGTTTTAATATTAACTAAAAATTTATCAAAAATGAATGAAAAAGGACACGGTGAAAATAGTTCTCCAAAAACTCAAAAACCAAAACAACCCACAACGCTTGAAGGCATTGCTGACAGAAACATTTATCAAGAATTTACACTTCCAAGCGGTAAACAATGTGTTATCAAACGCTTCAAAGGAAAACACGTACAACAAGCGCAACGCCTTATGAATTCGGACGGTTCCGATATGGCAGAATGTTTGGCTTCAATACTTGTCGAGATTGACGGAAAAGCCGTTTTTAAAGATGAATTTGAGGAAATGGATGGAGTGGATTATTTAAAGATAATGACCCCGATCAACCAGCTTTTTGTGTAACGCCAGAACAACTAATATTTCTGGCACATTTTTCAAACACATCGTTAAATATTTTATTTGAAATGGACGGTAACGACGTTCATTATTGGTTTGTCGAAGCGTTAAAATTACACGAAAAAATGAATCCACCAGCAGAAACGTAAAACCGCACCGATAACGGTTGCGGTTTTTTTTTATATAAATAGATATGAGTAAAAAAACATTTGAAGTTGCGTTACTCTTAACGGCTAAAGATGAAGCAACACGTATTATCGCTGCTGCTGCTGCCAGACAACGGCAAATAATGGCAATGTCAGAGCGTGGCGATCGTGCGTTTGGAACAGGAAGACAGGCAGGAATGATTGGTTTAGGAATTGCAGGAGCTTTGGCGTTGCCGTTAAAAGCGGCTGCTGATATGGAATCAATGAATATCGCTTTGCAAACCTCGTTCCAAGGCAACCAAAAAGAAGCCAAAGCCGCTTTTGACGCAATCAATAAATTTGCTGCCAAAACTCCTTACGGACTGGAGGAAGTAATGACTGGGTTTATCAAGCTTAAAAATATGGGTCTTGACCCATCCGAAGAGGCATTGACCGCATACGGAAACACGGCTTCGGCAATGGGGAAATCCTTAAATGATATGGTTGAGGCGGTTGCTGATGCTGCAACGGGTGAATTTGAACGTTTGAAAGAGTTTGGTATAAAAGCCAAGTCTGAAGGCGAAAACGTAACCTTTATGTTTCAAGGTGTAAAAACTACCGTTGGCAAGAATTCTAAAGAAATCGAACAGTACCTAAAATACATCGGAAACGTGAAGTTTGCCGGAGGTATTGAAGCGCAATCGAAATCGGTTAAAGGAATGATGTCTACATTGAAAGACGGTGTCATCATGACCGCTTCAAAAATTGGAACCACATTATTGCCTAGGCTAAAAGAATTAATGAATCAGGTTACGCCTGTTGTTGATAGAATTTCAGCATGGGTCAGTAAGAATCCAGGATTGACCGAAGGTATTTTAAAAGCGGCTGCAGGTGCAATGGCTTTGAGTTTTGCGATTTCCGCAACTGCTTTTGCATTTGGAGGTGTTTTTAAGGTGATTTCGGCAGGTATGGCGATAATGAATGCTTACCGAACTTTAATGATTACTGTAACTGCCGTTCAGACTGCAATGGCATTTTCCGCTATGTCTGGAGCGACAGGAATTCAAACTTTGTCGGCAGCATTAAAAGCAGCTAATTTAGCGTTTCTAACTTCGCCTATATTTTGGGTTGTGGCCGCAATTGCCGTGGCCGCATTCTTGATCATAAAATACTGGGACCCGATTAAAAAATTCTTCGCAGGATTATGGGATGGAATCAAAGCGATATTCTTTAAAGCCTTGGATTTCATTAAAAAATGGGGTTTATTATTCCTTGGTCCAATTGGCTGGATAATTATGGCTTGGAAAGCGGTTCCGGATAAGTTTAAAAACATTGGAGCCGACATAATCAATGGTTTGTGGAACGGTATAAAATCCAAAGCAATGGCTTTGTTTGATTTTGTAAAAGGAATCGGAAAAGGGATTGCAACGGCATTTAAAACTGTTCTCGGTATCGCTTCGCCTTCAAAAGTGTTTATGGATTATGGGGTAAACATAACCGAAGGAGCACACAACGGAATTAAAAAAGGTGAATCGAAAGTAGTCGGAGCATCGAAAGGAATGGGTTCGTCGATAAAACCAACCGCTTCGGGTCGTGGTTCTGGCAGTGGTTCATCGGTAACGGTTAATTTTGCGCCTGTAATTAATGGCGGTTCTGGCGATGTGGCAACGCAGGTTAAAAATTTAATTCCTGAATTGATTAGGCAAATTGAAGCGCAAATGCAAAGAAAAGCAAGATTGGCTTATTAAAATTTGTTTAATTAAAAATAAGTATTATATTTGCGTATTATTAATTTAAAACTTATCAAACATTATGAGTAAATTTAAAATAGAAGTTGCTGATTTCGGAAAAAACAATTCAGAAACACATTCTTTTACGTCGGCAAAAGAAAGAGAGCGTTTTGTCCAAGACGAAACTATTGGAGAAAAAAAAGAAGTATATATGTTTTTATTTAAAAAATATATATATGATAATGATTTAAAAAATGAAGATATTTATATTTTCAAAAATTATAGTTGCATAGCGAAAATATGTGATGAAAGATGGACTAATTGTTTTCTTGCAAAGTTTGATTCTTATAAGTCTGCTTATTTAGTCGCCTCGGCTTTGAGAGGTGAAATTATAGGTTATACACCTCCAGAACAAAAAGCAGAAGATTTAATTAATTTTTTTAAAAGTAATATTAAATCTTAAAAATTTAAACCTCCTTAATTGGAGGTTTTTTTTATTTCACACCGTGTCCAAAATTTTATTATATTTACAAAAATAAATTTTATGAAAAACTTAAACAAAAAATTTATAATCCTGTATTTTAATATAGGAGTTAATGTTATTGGATTGCCTAAAATTCATAAACACGAAATCGGTTATTTCAGAAAAAACGTTTCTAATTTTCACAAATAATGTACGCTCAATTAGGAAATATTCGTTTTGAAGGACTAAAAGGCTTTTCTAATTTCTCCCACGAAAGGGGCGTGAATTATGCTCAACACGAATTAATCAACGGCAAGCCAAGATTGCAGGCGGTTGGCGATAACCTCGATTCAATTTCATTCGGAATGTATTTGCATTCGGAATTCACAAACCCAGAAGCAGATATTGAAGCCTTACGTTTGGCAATGCAAAACAGGGAAATTTTGCCTTTAATTTTAGGCAATGGACGTGTTCTGGGTTTTTTCGTAATACCTAATTTTTCTCAAATAAATTCGTTTACAGACCCGTTAGGAAACTTAATCGAAGTAACTTTAAGTGTTGAATTACTGGAATCATTTTCGGATGACCCATTACGAGAATCGGAATTACAGGCGATAAACCAAGCATTTGCAACTTCTCAAAGAAATTCAAATGTACGATCCGTTTTACCTGCTAAATTATCGCAAGGAATGACGATGACAGCCGAAATTTCAAATATCCAAACGTCAACTACCTTGACAGGGATTTACACAGCAAAAATAACAGCAGTTCCAAGTCGTTCAGAGTATTGGAGTGAAAAAATCGAAAAATCCCTAAACGACATTGAAGGCAGTTTAACGAATGTTCAATCCATTTTATCAGATGCTTCAGAATTGCAAGAAATGGCTCAAGATATGCCAGCGGCAATAAATGATGTTTACGTTCGTGTTCAGAACATGAAAGCAGTTTTGCCGGTTTCTGACATGAATGAGTTCAAGACTTTGAACCAACAATTAAACGGTTCGGTTTTGGTTTTAAATTCAGCAAATTTAGATGTTTCAAGTAATTCAATAATACGTAGAATATAAAAAAGATAATTATGATACAAGTGTTTACGTTAATGATGATTTTAGGAGGATTTGCATTCATATCGTTAGGTATTTGCGCAGCGAACTCTATAGAAGCGAAAGAATCTAAAACAGCTTCCAATATAATGAGTGCATTATCTGCTTTAGGCGCAATTTGCCTTGTTATTGGATTTGCGGGATTATTAATTATTTCGTAATGGCAAATTTTGTAGAGTACGTGGCGAAGCAAGGCGATAGATGGGACACGATAGCGTTTAAAGCCTATGGTGACGCAACCTTGATTAACGGATTAATTGAGGCAAATCCTACTATCGTAATTTCGCCTATTTTGGAAATTGGCACACGTGTAATAGTGCCTATTTTAGAGCAAGGAGATGTACAGATTGATAGTGAATTATTACCACCTTGGAAACGATAATAGATGAACGTACCAATCCCAAAATTTACCGTCCTATATAACAACAAAAATATCACAGCCGATATTTCGAAGCATCTTATTTCGCTTACCTACAACGATAAAACCGAAGGCGAGAGTGATGAAATAGAGATTGAAGTTGAGGACGTAGATTTGAAGTGGCAAAATTCTTGGTATCCAGAAAAAGGTGCAAAATTAACCGTCACAATCGAATCATTGAAATGCGGTGTTTTTGAAATTGACGAAATCAATCTTTCAGGGCCTCCAGACGTTGTAACTATTCGAGGGATGGCAACTGGGATTGTAAATTCATTAAGAACTAAAAAATCTGATGCTCACGAAAGCAAAACTTTAAAGCAAATAGCCGAAAAAGTAGCTTCAAAAAACAATCTAACAATTCAAGGAGAAATTCCTGAAATTACTTTCGGACGAATTACCCAAAATAAAGAAACTGATTTAGCATTTTTAAGACGTATTTCACAGGAATACGGGGTTTTGTTTGCTGTACGTGAAAACACCATCACATTTACATCTATTTATGACGTAGAGAAACGAAATACAAGTTTTTCAGTTGACAAAACGCAAATTTCGAAATGGGATTTAAAAGATAAAGCCGATGGTATGATTAAATCAGCCTCGGTAAAGTCGAAATCAGCAAAAAAGAATGAACCTGTAACGGCAAACTTGGATTTTGAAAAATACAAACAGGAGCAAGGATATTCCAGCGACACGCCTGTAACTAAAGATGAAGGAGTTACGCACACGAAAGCCGAAAATAAACAGCAGGCAGAAGCGAAAGCCAAAGCGATTATGCACCTTTCAGCAGGAAATCAAATGGAAGGAAATATTGAAATGCAAGGCACGACTTTGGCAATTGCGGGTAATAATTTCCAGTTGACTGGAATCGGCAAATTATCGGGAAAATATCACATAAAATCCAGTTCCCATAAAATTGATAAATCAAGTGGTTACACGGTTGGACTTGAAATTAAACGTTTGAATTTACCTGAAAAATCACAACAAATTACCAAGCCGAAAAAGAAACAACAATCAAATAATGTTGAGGTTCGGAATTTTAAATTTCCTGATAATAAATATCCTTATGGAAATCCAACAAAAATATCATAAATAATTTGGTGGTTTAAATTTAATTGTTACATTTGAATTATGAAATTTCAAAGATGGCTTTTCACTTTACTAATCTGTACGTTTAGTTTAGCGGCATTCAGTTTTACATCTGAACCAAAGCAAAAATCAGAAACGACAATTATTCAAGATTTTACGGAAGTTAAATCTTTTTCAATTGTTGAAAATGTAAAAGAATACACGTTTAACGATGTGTTCAAAAATTATGGTTATAATTTTGTTTCGAAAGAATCATTCAACACCACAGAAAAATACATTTTTGATGTAGGATGGCAAGGTAAAGAATCTTATAATTATATTCACAAAAAAGAAGTTTCTGCAATTTCCTTTAAGTACGAAAATTTTCGAATAAGGAACAACTGCTAAAAATAATTAAAAACCTCAATAATTTATTTTATTGAGGTTTTTTTATATCTTTACAAAATGCTAAGATTTGGAAACATAACCGAAGTTGACCCCGCAAAAGGTTACGCCCGTGTAACCTTCACGGATGACGGTATAGTTTCTGATTGGTTGCAATTTTTGACGTTGGGAGCTATTAAAGACAATTTCTCGCATACATTTTCAATTAATGAGCAAGTTGCTTGTTTAATGGATGAAAACAGCGAAGAAGGCGTAATTTTAGGAGCGTTAAATAATGATAAAACACCTCCAAGTGGAGCAGGCGATGGTATTTTTAGAGTAAAATTCGATGATGATTCCGTTATTGAATATAATCGAAATACTCACGAAAAAACGTTTAATATTAAAGGTAAAATTAATATCATAGCCGATACCGAAATAAACATTACAAGTACAGCAGGCGAGGTTAAAGTAAGCGCATTGAACGCCACAGTTACGGCTACGGCAATAGCTAAAATACAAGCTCCAGCGATTCAGTTAACGGGCGCAGTTGCAATTTCAGGAGCTTTAACCGTTGGAGGCACAATTACTGCTCCAGGAGGTGCTGCAATATCAGGAGATTTAAAAGCAACAGGCGATGTGTTAGCGGGTACTGTTTCTCTTAAAACACACAGACATACAACAACAACGAACGGAAATCCAACCAGTACACCAATACCGTAATGGCAACTAAATTAGACGATATAAAAGCAACGAATTGGCAACTATCTAATCAAATGATTGGACAGGTTGTCGAAGGTATTGATGACATTCGTCAATGTATGGGAATTATTTTTACCACTACGAAAGGGAGCGACCCGATGCGTCCATTATTTGGTTCAGATATTTGGCGTTTTATTGATTCTCCAATTAATACAGCCGTAGCCAACATTTCTGCTGAAATTATTGATTGCATTGGAAAATGGGAACGGCGTGTAATAATCAAAGAATTGACTTATAATATTTCAGGTTCTAGAATTGACTTTGAATTGACAGCTGAATTATTAGAATCAGGAGAAATTACCCAAATTTTATTTTTCATTGATAGGCAAAAACAAATTGACCCTGCATCGATAGGTAGGGCATTTAGTAACGGATTCGATTTCGGATTTTATTAAAACAAGGATATGAGTACACCAACAGAAAGACAGAATTTAATAAATTCGCTGATAATTGACAATAACACAGGTCAAATTTCACCGGCTAAAATGCGTGAGGTTTTGACATCGTTAAATCTTGCTATTGTCGTAACTGAACCGTCTGGAGTTTCGGCAGTTTTACCTTTGAATTACAATAATTTTACCAATCAGTTTTCTATTTCACTTGCAACCGCTTCACAGGATGGGTATTTGAAAAAAGAAGATTGGTTGAAATTCAACACGGCAACGTCAAAAAACCAAGCCGATAAAATAATACTTAAACACAAAGGCTGGTTTAACGGTACAAAAAATACAAGCGAAAGCATTGAATTAGGTGATATTTGCCAAGGATGGAATTATGACCATACGGAATTTATGGAATCCGGAAGATACATTTTGTTAGGGGGTGACCAAGATTTAGCGAATTATGAGGTGTTGAGTTCTTACGGAGTGACTTTAATTCCGTAATTTTACAAAAATTTAAAAACTTGAATTAATATTATGAAAAAACTGATTTTATTTCTGACATTGTTATTTGTAGGTATTGGAGTAAATGCCCAGTATTCGCCATCAAATAACCTGAACTATATAAAACTATTAAAAGTGCCTCCAACAGGTTCTGTTGAGGACAGCGTAATGGTTTATGACGGTTCTGATTCGTTTGTAAAAATGGTTCCATCTACGGCTTTGCCTGTTTCAATTGCGGTACAGGATAGTTTAGCTAAAAAACTAAACATTTCAGACCTACCAGCCAACTTAACGCTATATCCGACAACCACAGCGAGTGACGTTGGTGGATATGTTGTACTTGTAAAAGATATTCACGACCCACGATATAATTCTACAGCGGTTGACGTATCTACACCAGCAATTACAGGAACTGCACAGCTAATTTCTCAAAGAATTTCTGATGCTGGAGTTTTAACTGGAAATCCTGGAGTTTTTAATGTTACCACTTATGGAAATATTCGAAAATTAAGCGGATCGGGTACAGCGCAGTTTTACTTCGAAGTTTATCATAGAGATAGTGCAGGAACTGAAACACTAATCTGTACTTCTAGTGTAAGCGGAGAGGTCGTTAATGGCACTTATGCGGAGTTTTCGGCTTCGGGTGTTTGGGACAATGGGGCGTTTTCCTTGACGGATAGAATAGTTACAAAAACATACGCTAACCGTATTAGTGGTGGTTCTGACCCAGTTTATCAATTACAGTTTGGAGGTACTTCGCCAGTTAGAACAGTTTTGCCTGTTCCTTTTACGGTTTTAGCAGGGGAGTATGAAATTAAAGCAAATAAACAAAATAGTTTAGCTGTTGACGGTACTGGGGGAAAATACCCAACGGTTGATGCAGTTAATGAAGCAATTGCAGAAGTCACTCCTGAAATGTTTGGTGCAGTTGGCGATGGAGTTACTGACGATGCAACCGAGATTCAAGATGCAATTGATTTTTTAGAAACAAACGGAGGTGCTTTACGACTTAAATCAGGTAGTGCTTACAGAATTAACTCTACTATTATTTTGCCGTCAAATATTACTATTATTGGCTATGGTGCAAAGGTAGAATTGGGTGCAAATAGCGTACAGATGTTTGTTACTAAAGGTTTCGTAGGTGGTGCAAGAACAGAAAATATTGCCTTTTTAGGTGGTACTTATGACGGAGGAACTTATAGTGGCTCATTCACAAATAGTTATAGATTTATATTTCATAAATCAGACAGAATAACAATTAAAGACGTTAATTTCCTTTCAGAAGCAGAATCTTCATATATGGTTACTTTAGCAGACACTAAAGATGCAGTAGTAGAAAATTGCTCATTTATTACCGCTAAAGATGGCGTTCATTTGGTGGGCAAAAATTACAATACTAAAATTCAAAACATCTATGGAGTCGCAGGCGATGATTTGATTGCAGTTACTACTAAAGATTATGCTGGAATTGATTTTGAAGAGGGAGATGTTCAAGGACTTTATATCAAAAATATAGTTTGCGATAATGCGACTAGAGCAGTTTTGCTGGGCAACACACTTTATACAATCAAAGATGTTTACATTGACAATGTAGAACAATTAGGTACAGGTGCATTGATGAATATTGGAGATGCAGGAACTTCTGAAACAGGCGTTTTAGTTGATAATGTGATAATTAAAAACACAAAAGTAAATAATGCAAATTCTCAATTATTATTAAAACATAGGAATTTAGGTAAAATTACTATCGAAAACACAAACGCTGAAATATACGTAGGTAGAGAAGAAGCTTTTGGTTTTGCCAACATCGATCATTTAATAGTAAACAAAGGAACTGCTCTATTTATGGAAGAACACGTTGTGATTTCAAGAGTAATAGAGCTATCTGGGATGACTCAAAAAATTCAAATTGGTGGCACTACTGATTTATTTAGCTTAAAGAATAGCACGATTTCAACAACGTCTAATTTGGTTGCTTTTACTGGACTTACTAAAAATGCTTTGATTTCAAATTGCATTTTAAAAAGCTCATACACAGGCAATGATGCGACTTTGTTCTTTAAAGATACGATTAATAATGTTGTCGTAGAAAATTCAGAGTTGCAGTCTGGAAGTACACTTTCGCCTTTATTCCTAGGGAATGATTCCAATTCTATAATCAATAAATTAACTTATTCCAATTGTAAAATAAACCAAGTTTCTAGAATTTATAATACTAATTATGTCGGCACTGGCAATACTGAAATTAATATCTCAAATACAAATATCACAAATGCAAATCGTTTAGTTGAAGATAGTTCTAACGTTGAATTCGTTATAAAATACGACAATATAAATATTGGAACTACCTTAAATAGACCATTTAATTTCTACAATAGTCAAGTGGTTTCAGTGTATGGAAATGGCTACCAAGGCACAAGCGACACTTTCGATTCTAATTCAAATGTACTTTGCTACGCTCAAGACTTCCCTATAAATGTAGGTGCAATTTCTTCAAATAATAAATCCAGAGCCTATAATACTAATGCTGGTTTGAGTTGTGGTGTTGGTTTAGTTGCGAATGATGGTACTGGTTGGTATAATATCGCTAATGGGGCAAGCAATCAACCTATAACTCCTAGTAAAATCAAAATAACCACAACCCCTACAGCCAGCGCAGAAAGTTTCTTGTTTTTGACTTATAACGCTACTACGGATGAAGTGGAGCAGGTGGCGAGTGATTCTGTTTTGACGAATAGCTACTCTGGAGCAAATCCTTTTAGCTATGAGCAGGATTTAGAGGATTATACGTATAGTTTAGCAATTGATGACGCTGTTTATATGAACGGCTCTTATTTAGGAAACAATATAAGTTTCATCTTAAACCTAGTTACAAATCCTAACGAATTCACCTTAAACAACGGAACTAATACTTCTTTCAAAGGTATCACATACGAAAATGACTTATCAGCCAACTATGACGATAATTCTTTGGTGCAAAAAGTTTATGTGGATAAAATTACGACCTTCAAAGGTGCGTATTCAACCACTGCAACCGCAGCGACTAGCTTCACAGTTCCGATAGGTCAAACAATGGCTAATACTAATTATGTAGCAGTTCCAGTAGCAACCAATATGCTGTCTGCTGTTCTATTTTCGGTACAAAACAAAACTACTACTACTTTTGATATTGTAGTTTCTACAGGATTGACGGGTGCAATTTCTTATGATTTTACAATTACACCATGAAACACCTAATCTTATTATTCAGCACAGTCATTTTCGCACAAAGCAATATCGTTGCTTCAGGTCACAATAATTATACAGTCGGCAGTCAATTAGTCGAATTACAAATCACAGCACCCAAAAAAGACCCTGTGCTGTCTGTTCCGAAATACGAAATCCATATCGAACCGCCAAAGCCGATAGTTGAGAAGAAGAAAAGTCTTTGGCAGAAACTTTTATTAATTATAAAAAACTTATTTAGATGAAAACAATTATTTTATTTTTACTAATCTCAATCTCTTCTTTTGGTCAATTAAAATTTGAGGAATTTCCAAAAGACAATCAATTAATTCTAATTAAAAAACAATTAAAAGGATTGATTGAAATTGACGGACACGTTTTTGACAATGAAAAAGTAAAAGAACCTATTATCTTCGAAGCGAATTTGTCAGGGATTAAAATATACTCTAAAGACAAAAACTATCAAAAAAGAGAATGTTCTAAAGAAAAATGCGAAATACTGCATTTAGAAGCTTGTCAAACAACGAGAATATGGACAGGCAGTAATTTATTCCTTAACAATTAAAAACAAATATGAAAATTATATTATTCTCCTTTTTAATTCTATTCTCTAGCCAAAGTTTTGCTTGCGAAAAAACCAAGATATTTCTTGAATGTGCAAAATATGCTAAAAATCAAAGTATGTTAATGAGTTGCGAAACAGCGGCTGAAAGACTTTCAAAAACTAAACTTAAATAATTTATGAAAACACTAGAAGAAAGAATAAAACAGATATTTCTTAATATTCCAAGCGACAAAGCCCAATTAGGAGCATCTTATAGATTAGTTAAAGGAATTATCAACGAACTCCAACAAAAAAACGACCTCCTTCAATTAGAAAAAGGGGAGTTAATCAAAGCACTTAATTATATCCGCTCTTGTGATAATGCAACTCAAAGTGCGGCTAAGGCAATTGAAATGTTAAAAAAATATGCAGTCAATCACGATTAACAATTTACCAAAAATTTCCACTAACCAGATTTATGCTGGTGTTCACTGGACGAAACGGAATAAACATAAACAAGATTTTATTCTTTTGACAAACGGAATGAAGAGATTGCGACCAGTTGAAAACATTGTTGATTTAGAGTTTATCCTTACTTTCAAAGGAAATGCTCTTGATAGCTCTAATTGCTCCTATGTTTGCAAGATGCTTGAAGATTGTCTTGTTCATCACGGAATATTAAAAGATGATTCAATTAAATTTGTTCGCAGAATCACAATAGGAAGTCGGAAAGGCGAATTTGACGGTTGTCAGATTAATATTTTAGAGATATAGCAACTTTCTCTTATAACTAACTTAACTTTATATAACTATGAAAAATCAGAATTTCTTTGGAAGCAAGGTTAAGCACAAGAGAAAAGAATTAAATTTAACCTTAGAAGAACTTGGTAAAATGATTTCTTCAACAAAAGCATATGTGTGGGAATTGGAAACTAAAAAAGTTAGCAGACCATCAGCCGACAAAGTTCTTTTGCTTTCAAGAGCTCTAAATGTCTCAATGGAATATTTGATTGATGATAAAATTAATATGGGAACTTATCCAGATTCTAAATGTTTTAAGTGTGAGCAAGTGAAAAAAATATTAACCAAATAAATTTATGATAAAATATTACAGAAAGAAAGGAACTGATAGGGCTACTCACGAAACACAACTGGGGGCATTTTTCTTATATTTTGGTATTAGAGAAGGAGGTGTGTTTAAAAAAACCAAGTCTTTTGATGAACAAGAAGATTTTTACAAATTCCTAGAAACAAATGATTTTGAAGAAGTTGTGGATTCCACAACGCCTGATCCTAATGCAACATTTACTGGAAAATTAGAAAGTAAATTACATTTAGGAGATAAAGTTGATAGAGCGTTAGAGGAGGTGAAAACTAAGCAGGCGATCAATCCATTAGAAGATCCTATTGGTTGGATTGTTGCGCAGTTTACTCTTCCTCAGACTATTGCGAAGCATAATGCAGCGGATTCTCAGTATGAGGCTGCTACCTCGAGAGTTAAAGATCTAAATGTTGCAGTTTCAGGTGCAGCACAACTGCAAAACCAATTCGCTAATACCGTAACTGTTGCTAGTGCTGCCGCTGCTTCTAGAAATGCTGCGGCTGCTGCAACTATTCAAGCGAATGATCAGACAGTGAAGGGTTTGAGCTATAATATCCAGGGAGTTAAGGAAGCTCTGGCTGCGGACTCTACGAAACTAAATTACCTATTCAGTGCAAAATCCGCGCAGAATGCTGATGAGCAGTTAGAACTCTCCAGAGCAGCTAGTGCTAGAGCAGCCCGGGAATCACAGCGGGCAGAAGCTTTGTTTAGAATCTCAATGAAGAATAAAGAAGATGAAGATAAGTATAACAGTACAGTAATCGCTAGCATCAATGCAGGCAGGGTTGCTAGAGGTGTAGCTCCTCTTACTGGAGTAAAAGCTGATGCAGCATTACAGGCTCTGAAAAGTAAGAGCGATCTAGGACAGGAATTTCTACAAGATTACCACACAGGTGAACGCCTGCAGGAATCTGGTAAAGTTATCCTGGCTAATACTCCCACAGCTATGGCTTCTAGATTTGCATCTGGTCAGACTGTAAATATTGCACCTGAACAGGAAGTAGTGAAAAAGACATTTGGTCTGGTAGCTGATAGATTAGCTAAAGATCCTACTTTTATGGCGGCAGATAAAGAGACTAAGCCGAAACTGTTTAATCAAGCTATGGAGAAAGCTCTGGCTTCTCTCAGTGCGGTAGTTAAGCCAGGTGATGCTAATAATCCTTTTGCTATTGCACCATTACAATCTTATAAAGGTATCTCTTCTATCAGTCAGAGTCCTGTCTGGCAAAGAGTATTTGCTGAAAGAATTGAGAAGGGGGAAGATTTCACTGATCCTACCAGAGTTATCTCTACTCTCGGTGATGCGGTTTCTAAGAATCAAGTGTCTTATGATGAAGCAGTAGGTTTGGCAATTATTTATCAGCGCGCGGTTGCACTGAATAATGCAGCAACTGATTTACCTAAGTTCGGTTTGAATCTTCCAGCTAGAGTTACCAATGCGTATCGGGTAGAGGTTGACCTGGCTCCTGGCAGCTTTGGTGGAACTAAGGTAGTTGATCTTACTAAGCCAGAAGAATTAGGTAGAGCTTTGAATAGTTATATGGCAGACAGAGCAGAGAAGAATATGTTCGGACGAGCAGTGGATAAGATTACTCCACCAATTCGCTTTGGTCCGAATAACACAAATCAACCTG